GGCTCCGGCGAGAAGCGTCCGAAGGTGATCAACCTCAAGACCGAGGGTGAGTTCGTGAAGGGTGTCATCACTGACATCCAGGTCGACGCCCCGGTGTTCGAGTGGGACCAGAGCAACAATCGTCCGGGTCTCCAGAAGTTCTGGGTGGACGGCAAGCCGAAGGGCGTGGCGAAGGATGAGGCCGAGCGTGCTGGCCTCAACCCCGTCCACCAGATCATGATCACCCTGGAGACCAACGACGGACTTGTTCGCGTGCCGGTCAATTCTCGGGATGAGCGGGAGAAGTTCAAGGCGGCGGTGGCTGAGCACGGCTCGATCGACGTCGGGGACATTCTCGGCAAGCGGCTCGTCAAGCGGGTCGGCAACATCAAGGAGCACGAGTTCAAGCTGACGCCCAAGGCTAGCTGAACAACAGGGTGGATGGTCGTAGGGCGGGTTCGACTCCCGCCCCACCCGCGCACTAGAAGGAGGTGCCCCACGTGGAAGCCAAGGCTGACCCCCATGTGAGGGGGTTTGACTCTATTTACTCAAGGTGCGACGACGGATGGCACAATTCGGTCCAGGCGGTCAGTGAACGCTTGGAACTCTGGGGCGACAACCCTGAAGAGGCGTATCGCATAGCGTCAGAGAGTTGGGAGAGGCGCCATCAAAACACTAGCCAGGACCGTTAAGCGGGGAGTCTCGGCAGGGGAGCCCCTCCCCTCTCCGTGGCCGATCTTCGACGAGAAGAAGATGCACCTCAGACGGGGATCGATCACCATGGTGGCCGGTCCTCCGGGCTCCATGAAGACTGTCATGACCCTGAACGCCGTGAAGAATATCGGCGTCCCCACGCTGTATCACAGCTCCGACTCGGACGACTTCACCATGGCAAGCCGTTCGCTCAGCATGCTGACCGGCACGCCCACCGATGAGACCGAGCTGTGGGTTATGACAAACAAGCAGCTCGCTCACGATACGCTCAAGGACATGGACTTCGTCCGCTGGTCGTTCATGTCAAGCCCGACGCTCGAACACATGGAGCGTGAGGCTGACGCGTTCTTCGAGCTGAAGGGTGAGTACCCTCACCTGACGGTGATCGACATCATGATGGACATCAACTACGAGGGAGCCGGTGAGCAGAACTACTGGGCCCTCATGGCCGAGCTGAAGGACATGGCACGTGAGCAAGAGACCGCCATCCTGGTTGTTCATCACACATCAGAGAGTGCCAAGGCTGGCTCTCCCCCGCCCCGTTCGGCCATCATGGGTAAGGCCAATCAGTTGCCGACTCTCATACTCACCCTCTGGGGAGACGCGCACGCTGGAACTCTGGATGTGGCGACGGTCAAGAACCGCTTCGGTCCTCAAGATCCGATGGCCAAGAACGGAACGTTCAAGATGAAGGCACAGCCCGCGCTGTGCCTGATCGAAGAGATGGAGCAGCCCGAAGAGGTGCCCGTCCTCTTCAGGGACGGGCCGTGGACCGACAAGGAGGAGAAGGTCAATGCGTGGGAGTGAGCTCAGGCCCATTCCGGGGTTCCCTAATTATCGGGTGACGGAGGAGGGTCGGATTTGGACCGACCCTCGCCCTCGGGTCAAGGGGGGATGGATGGCCATGCATGAGCATGAGCGTGGATACCTGTACACCAAGGGGCGGATTGATGGTAGACCCGTCAAGATGTACGCCCACCGCATGGTGGCACTCGCCTGGCTGGGCGATCCGCCTGACGGTAAGACGATGGTGTGCCACAGTGACGGCAACCCCAGGAACAATCACGCATCCAATCTCTACTGGGGCGATCAGTTTGACAATATGGCAGACCGTACCCGCCACGGCAACAGTAGAGCTGGAGGTAAGTGGTGACTAAGATCAGTAAGCTGCGTGAGAACTGTACCGTCTGCGGTCAGCCTCATCCCTGCCTGTGCTGGAGGTAGTCATGTGCATCACCTGTAAGGACGATGACCTCAAGGTCGGCGACTACGTACATCGGCGTGCCATTCAGGATGGTGTCCGCGTCGGCAGCAAGGAGATCCATACCGTCACATACCTGAGCAACGTGTCGGCGGTGGTCGAGATCGTCAGCGCGACGGGCACATTCCTGACCGAGGAGCTGCTCACCTACCCTGCCTTCGTTGAACGGTACGAGAAGTGCAAGTGAGGTGTAAGGACTGCCCTGACGGGGCGCGTAAGCGCCCCGCACCACACCCTGGTCCCAGGTGCGCTACCCATCATCGACAGGTCATCAGAGAGCGACGTGAGGCCGCTCATGCGGCCCGGATCAAGAAGACCTACGGCATCACGAAGGAGCAGTATGAGCAACTCTATGCAGCCCAAGGTGGAAGATGTTATATCTGCCATCGAGCTACTGGAAAGAGTCGGCGACTTTCAGTCGATCACGATCACGCTTCAGGATTCGTCAGGGGCCTACTGTGCCGCCCTTGCAACACGATCCTTGGACGCTTCCGCGATGATCCAGAAGCTTTCGACCGAGCGGGGCGTTACCTCCGTACACCTCCAGCGTACGATCTGATCGGAAGGGTGAAGGCCAGTGACGATTGACGAGATGGTAGAGGCCTGGTTGCTGGAGAAGTTCTTTGAGTCCGGCGACTACGACAAGGCCGAGCATGGTGCCGCCAAGTCCATCAAGGTTATGCTGGTGGACATGGGTTGGGAGTGTGGCTGCTGGTCGGAGTGGACGCGAGAAGATAGCTTCGAGATGGTGGGCAAGTTCGTCGGCGAAAGGGGTGGCTTCACCTGGAAGTACGGCCGATGGGCCGACCTGCCCACGTTTATCGAAGAGCTGGACTCGTATCAGGATCGAGACTGCCCGTACGACGAGGGGGACTGAGATGGCAAGCGTGACGGCTGAAGTGCTGCTGCACTTCGGCACAGACGACGAGCGGTTCAAGCGGTCGGTGGACATCATCCGCTTCTCCCAGGATCCCCAACTGGAGGCGTGGGAGATCATCGACCTGATCAGCCCCATCTACAATGAGGGCTATGCGAGCGGGTGGACCGACAGGGCGGATGAGCTGTGATCGAGTTCACGGACGGTGAGTTGTCAGAGATCCATGACGTCCTCTACAACGAGGCATACTACGGGGACGACGAGATCGTCTACACGAGTGCAGGCGATCTACTGAGGCGGGCTCTCGGAAAGGTGGAAGATGAGGCGAAGAGGCGAAAGCTCTGGTGAATGGCCGATCTTCCCGATCGGCCCGATCCTGGAGTCATTCGGTGGACAGCCTGTGGCTGAGGGCTATGGATGGAGGCCCTATCGCTGTCCATTCCACCCCGACTCAGACGCCAGTGGGTCGGTCAACACGACGACCCAAGTCTTCAATTGTCATGCGGAAGACTGCCCGAGGGGTAATGCGGTTCAAGTCCTCATGAAGCACGAAGGGTTGACGTATGCCGAAGCTCTCCAAAGAGCAGAGGAAATATCTGGAGCGAGCGTGGGAAACGTACGCTCCGCATCTGGGCGACGCAGAGGCCTGGCTAGAGAAGCGAGGAATCAGTCTGGAAACAGCGGCAAGCGCTGGGCTCGGCGTCGTTCGTGACACCCTGCCGGGCCACGAGATGGCCCGTAACTATCTGGCCATCCCGTACCTGACGGACGCCGGTCCGGTCAACTTCAACTTCCGCTGCATGCAGAACCATGACTGCAAGTCGATCCCCGATCACTCCAAGTACTGGAAGCGGAAGGGTTCGCCGACCAATCTGTACGGCGTGCAGACCGCAGCCTGGGCTGATGAATGGATCGTCGCCTGCGAGGGTGAGCTCGATGCCCTGATCTGGCATACGATCGGCGTTCCTGCGATCGCCATACCGGGCGCCAAGAACTGGGAGCCCCATTGGGCCAACGTCTTCGAGGACTTCTCCCGCGTCTATCTTGCTGAGGATGGTGACACCGCAGGCAAGGAACTGTGGATGCGAATGACCGAAGAGATCGACCAGTCCAACACCCTGGTCGTCCGCATGCGGATGCCGGACGGCGAGGACACTGGTAGCATGTATCTCAAGAACGGCAAGGATTACCTTCTCGGGAGGATCAAGAAGTAATGGGCGTGTTCATCATCGTCAACGAGTGGACCGACATCGCGGGGACTACCTCGTCGGACGTAGAGGGCTCTGAGTACTACACAACCGAGCAGGCGGCGCGAGAGGCGCTCACCCTGCTCGCCGTGGACTATGGGGCAACCATGGAGCCGAACGAAACAAGCTTCCAGCTTGAGGACCACACCCCCAACCTTCAGTACGAGGAGTACTACATCATTGAACTGACGCGAGCCTGACGGAAGTTGGAGCACGGGCCTTGAGTCCGTGCTTCTTCTTCTGCTAGACTAGTGGCAGACCCAACAGAGGAGAATCCGGTGGAGTTCCGTAGCTGGGGCAAGACGCCCCGACTGTTCCGTGATATCGTCATCACCGAGAAGATCGATGGCACCAACTCGGCGGTCATCATCGAAGAGCGGGCGGACACCTCCGACAAGGAGGGCGTCATCACCTGGGTGAGCAAGGGTGACAAGCTGTACGCTGTCGGTGCCCAGTCCAAGAATCGGATCATCACTCCGGGCAAGGCGACCGATAACTACAACTTCGCCCAGTGGGTTCAGGAGAATGCTCAGCTTCTGGTTGAGAAGCTTGGTGTCGGCTACCACTTCGGCGAGTGGTGGGGCAAGGGTATCCAGAAGCGGTACGGTGACCTGAGCTACCGGACGTTCTCGCTGTTCAATACGGCGAAGCACAAGGAGACGCGCTTCCGAACCGATGAGCTGAACGGAACTCCAGTCAACGTAGAGTCCGTCCCGGTCCTCTTTGAGGGTCAGTTCTCTGAGGGGGTCATCCACGAGGTGGCTCGCGAGATGCTCAGGGGTGGCTCGGTTGCGGCGCCGTTCGCGCCGAATCCCGAGGGGATCTGCATCTACCACACGCAGTCCAAGCAGGTGTACAAGTTCACCTTCGACCAGAACGATAAGGGGAAGTGGGAGTATGAGTCTGTTTCGACGCAAGACTGATGACCTGAACAACAAGCCGTTCGATCCGAACGCTGATCCGCAGACCAAGGCTGACGAGTTCGACCGTCAGTATCAGCAGAACCGGAAGTTCACCAACACTCCCAACGCCGACGCGGCGGGGGTGCCGAAGAAGAAGGGCAGGCACCGCAAGTGAACAACTGCACTAATCCTCCGCACTTCCCCCCGCACTGTGGGTGTCCTGCGGGATGACGCGACCCGAGTGGGACCAGACTTTCATGGATATCGCGAAGGTCTGGTCCCTTCGATCTACCTGCTCGCGGCGCCAGGTGGGCGCCGTTGTCGTCAAAGGGAACAACGTGATCGGGCAGGGGTATAACGGTGTCGCGTCCGGCCAGGTTCACTGCATCGACGGTGGATGCCCACGCGGGCAGATGGGACCGGAGGTACCGCCCGGAGCTGATTACAATCAGTTCCCTTGTCGGGCCAAGCACGCCGAGCACAACGCCATAGATCGAGCCCTGGAGGGCTATGGTCGTGAGGCCCTGGCTGGCGCCACGCTCTATGTTACCGAAGAGCCCTGCCTGCAGTGTCGAAACAACATCGAGTTCTACAAGATTGGTCGGGTTGTAGTAGCATGAGTCAAGACACTATCCTGGAGCCGGAAGGCTCCATCCAGATTGAGGCGACCCGGCACGGGGTGCCCGCCAAGGTGACGATCTACTTCGTCTTCGATGGCGACTGGTCCAACATGTACGACGACGGTCCCGAGAATGAGGCGGAGGCCCGTACTTGGTTCGTGCAGGAGGTGCAGGCCGCGCTGGAGGCTCGACGCAATGAGGCGCGTAACGGTGTCCAGGCGGAACGGACGTCTGGTCCTGAGGATAGAGGAGAGTAAGATGGGCAAGAAGTACGAGGCGTACGAGAAGGCTCGCGAGGCAGAGGTGCAGAGCAAGGCTCGGTTCCTGTTGGAGCCTACCGATCAGAACCGGCGCGACGCCCAGCAGGCGGAGCTGGCGGCGAACGACACGTTCGACCAGATGCTCCAGGACCCTGAAGGCTGAAACGCAAAGAAAGCCCCCTCCCGAAGGAGGGGGCTGCTTTGTTGTTACTCGACTGTCGGTGTAGGGTCAGGCGTCATAGGCTTTGGCTCTTCGAATCCAGCCCGAGAGTCTTGAGAAGATCCTCCACTGTCGGGTTCTGCATCAGGCGGGATAGAAGTGAAGCTACCGTCACCAAAGCTGCACCCGTTCCCACTGTCGCACTCAGGCCAAGTACAGGGACCAGTACTGGAACCACAGGGATAAGGGCGAGCAGCACTTGGATCGCTGTCCGTGCCGGTCTGACCCACTTGCTCATCTGTCATCACTTACCTCTCTTGCTGTTCTTGCCCCTGATGGGCTTAGAAACCTTGGCGGGGAGAGCTCCACCCTTACCGCCTGAATGCTTGGCGAACTTCTTGGCCACGCTCGGCTTGTTGATCGCGAGGTAGGCTCGCTGAGCCTTGCTCTTAAAAGGCATAGCGGTTCCTCAGTCGCTCGATCTGGATGGCTGTAGCCTCATCGATCACACCCGTAGGCGTGAGCCCGAACAGATGCTGTAGGCCCTTCAGATGATCCGTCGTACCCTTGTCCCACTCCCCGGTTTGAGGCACTGCCAGTGTCCGCTGGATGTCGCGGATGACGTCCGATGTGTACACCTGGTGAGGGCTCCTGGGTTGAGGCTTATACCAGGACGGGATCGTATCCTTCTGATCGTGTTCCATCACGCACCCACCCTAACTGCGATCCTGTCTACGGTGTCCTTGACAAGAGACACCTTAGCGTTCAGCTCCTCCACCTCTGCCCGCTGAGTGACTAGCCCTTCAAGGATTTCCACCCGATGGCGCAGCTCTGTAAGCTGCGCATCACGAGTCTCCCTATCTTCCTTGAGGACGTCCACTTGGGTCTGCAGCATCTCGACAGTGTCGACTGCGACCTGAGTGGCAGAGCTTCTGCCCTGNNCCGCCGATGGCCGTGCCGATAGACATAACCGCAGTCGACAGCACCGTTCCATCTATGTTGAACATCCCCACCCCTAAGTAGCTTCGGCGACGGTCCTGAGAACAACCGTCAGGTAGCCTCCGAGAGTGCTTGCGTTCGGCCCCGGAGGCCCGGTCTGCACGTACTTCCAGTCGTCGATGATAACCAGCGTAGACAGATTCTCCACCAGCTCCTGAAAAACGACGACGTCGCCAGTCTTGGCCAGGTTCTTGAACGACTCGAATCGGCTTCTGGCGTAGCCGTCCCCACCCAGCCTCTGTCCACCCTTATCCATCTCCTCGTCGAACAGGAGGAACGTCTGGGAGATCAGTCGCTGCCTGGTTGATCCGGGAAGTGCCTTCACCTGCCACCCGTTCAGGACACCTCCCTTAGAGGTGTCCGTACCTCGGGACAGGGTGAACTTGATCTGCATCCAGTTGTGCCTACCTGGCGGGGTAGGAGTCGAGACATCGCCGGTGTTGCTCGACAGTCCAGGACCGTACGTGACGTAAGGCGTTTCTGATCCACTCTCGTCGATGAGAGAGAACTGCACGTTACCGTCGAGAGAGTTCGGAGTCCTGAGCGCGACGAACTTGTAAAGCTTCGGCTCTTCGGTGTTGTACCGGATTCGGCCGGTAGTGAGGTAGCCGGAGCTGACTAGCGTCGTTGCCGCCTGGAGCATCAGCGAATCCTGTTTCACCGTGAACATCAGGCGATCGCTCGCCCCAAGCGTGGTCACACTGTTGATGGCTGCGTTCTTGCCTGCGGCGTACGCATCGCGGGCGTACGCGTACCTCACAGCCTTCGTGGTTTGCTCCTGGACGGTTGTGCCCAGGTCCACCCTGTAGACCCCGGAGGAGCCATCGTGGGCGTTCGTAGACCCGGTGAACATGAACCGGTCATAGCCCACGATTCCGGTGCATCCGCCTGCGGGCTGAAAGAGTAGCGGGCCGTAGTTCACATCGCCGGTGTAGGTGTTGAACTCGCCGACGCGGAAGCCGCGACTGGTGGCGATACCCATAAAGCTACCTACGTATACGTAGATGTTGTTGATGAACTCACCAGTCGGCATGGTTGCCGTAACGCTGGGAATGAACGTCTCGGTGCTGCCCGAGAAGTCGGCGGTGAACTTGTAGATCACCGACTGGGTGTTGTTCTTCCCCGCTACATAGATGCCTGACGGGCCCTCCGTGATGGAAGTCCATCTCCAGGTGGGATCGGGGTGGGTGAACTTGAACTGATTGCTGGGCGAAGAGTCTACCGCTACGGTGGCACCGGTGTTGATCACGTTCAGATAGAACGTGCCATCGATAGCAATCGCAACACGACCCTTGACGTACTCTACGCACCCCGAGGTAGGGGTGCTGGCATAGCTGAACATCTTGGTGGCTGCGGCACCTTCGATGTTGGTCCACAACCCATCGGTCA